AACCACACCAAGTAGGTCATATTATGATGGCATTAAAACTTTATAGATCAACTAGAGGATATAAGGCTGACAACTATCACGATATGAGTATATACAATAACATGGCATTTGAATTACACAAAAAAGAGGTTGCCAAAAAGGATAAATAATGTCAAAATACATAAGAATCAAAAATGGAGAATGTAGTTTTATACTAACAGAAGAGTTTGATTCAGTAGAGAAGGCTGCCAATGGTTCTAATAATGGAACAAATGCAGAAGTAAAAATCGATAATATTAAAGTTGATTTTACAACAGTAAAAAAGGAGCAAGATGACGGAAACAAAAAATCGTCTACAAAGGCTGATGGACAAGCAAAGGAAAAAGAGTGAGTTGTACATTGCTTCAGTTCAGAGAACTAATAGGTTAAAAGCAGAAAGCTATAACTTATATTTAGAGTGTGCCAGATGTAGAGAAGAGTTAATGACAGCTTAGTTATTAATTTATCATAAAAAAAATAATGGGAAAGTGAAGGGATTCTATGACTAAAAATACAAATTTCAATGAGATTAAACTTGCAATGAGAGCAGGACATTACCAAGATTTAAATACAAGAGAAGAAAAAATATACAAGAACGCATTTGTTAATGGTTATAAGTTAGCCAAAAAACATTTAAAAGAAAATGGTTATGACTTGGTAAAGATTGTAGGCTATTCTTTTTCTTCACCACAAAGATCAACCATAGATAATATTATAGAATACATTTGTAAAAGATATGAGTTATCAAAGGTAGAGTTGTTGAGCAAAAAAAAAACATTGGATATTGTTAGAGCAAGAAATATTATTCATAACTTGCTATCAGAAAAATACAAAATGAATCTATCAAATATTGGTAGGTATTTTAAACAAGATCACACCACAGTATTACATTCTATAAAAATGAAATCTAATAAGAAAAGATATTGGTCAGAGGAGCAAACTATATGGCAAGAGTTTCAAGAGATAAAAAAAGTATTGTAGGTATTAATTGGAATCTAAGATATAGATTAAAGATAGAAGATCAAGAACATACCATAGATGATCTTAGGTCCTACATTAGACAGTTAGAAAGAAAGAATAAAAAACTACTTTTTAAATCCAGCTAACATAGATTTGTAAGACTTAGCACTTACAGTAGATTTGGCTTTTGTGTTTGATGTACCACTAGCTTTTTTCTTATTCATATTATAATACAAACCTTTCTTAGCTTTTGATCCATCTTTTTTTGTGTGGTAACCCGGCATAATTATTCCTTTTCTTTAATATATTTATCAAAACAACTACCATCTTTTCCGTCATGGCAAAAGTGTTTTTTTTCTGCGTTCACAATCCAGCCACCAGCATCACTTAACATTTCTTTTTGACACACGTTGCACCACCCCGCAGCCATTACTGATTTAGCTTTATTCCAAACTTTGTTTACCATTTTTTGCAGCTCCAATACCCTGCACTTAGTATACTTTTTTTGGTATCACATTTATGTCTTGCTCTAAATGATTTTCTTCTAGCTGGATCAGATTTACCAATGGTCATATTGGCATCACCATACCTAATAAGTTTTATAGTATCTCCAGACTTAGCAAGTACAGAAAACTTTTTAGTTTTAGTTCTGTCGTTCTTAGGTTTATTATAACCAGCAAATTTTTCACCTCTATAATCTATGCTCATTTTAGTATAAGTTTTACAATTGATTTTTCACCCATATATATTTCTGTTTCTGCTTTAGATTTTAGACATTGGTATTCTACATTAGCATTATAAACTCTATTAGCAATACGTTTACCTTTTAAACATTGAGACATAGATTCCTGTATTCTGTGTTCCTTTATTTCTCCAGAAACAATCATCAAAAGAGCTACCACAATTTCTGTCATTTAATGATCTCCGTTTCCATTCTGTCTTACTTTATCTTTTAACTGCTCTACATCATTTAAGGCTTTTTCTAATTGTGATTTAAGAAATTCTATGTTAATTTTATTAGTCATATTTTGTTCTTGATTTGTAATTAATTTTTCTACGTCACCAAACAAAGATTCTATCAACATAAATTGTTCTTGATCTGTTGGTAACTGTTCACTTTTTTTAAGTAGATCAGCTTGAAATAATTCTCTTGATGTTTCTAATGAAGTTAATCTTGCTGTCACTTCAGTATAAGCAAACACACCCATAGCTACAGCAATTATAATACCAATCATATTTTTCATTGGCATACTTACTGATGTGTTCTCTGATATTTTCATAGTGGTGCTACTAATATTGTTAGTATAATAAATCCAATAATTAAAAATCCTGTAAAATAATAGTTCATACTAAAACACTCCATATTAATTACTTCTTTTTATTAAAAAATTTTTAAAATCTATTTCTAATTGTTTTACTTTATCTTCTAGTCTTTTCATTTTGTCATCAGTAACAATTCTATTACCTTTATTTGTTTCTATATTTAATAATAGATGATGTTGGTTTTCTTGTATTCTAGCTATGTATGTTTTGAAATTAAAAAGATGAGTATCGTTAATTATTAAAATTGCAGTTTTATTTTTATCAATAGTTTCTGTTAGAGATACTATATATCTAACACCTGTAAACGTTCCAACTATAAGAGAAGCTACAACAGGTATCATTACTATATTTTTCTTTAACAAGTCTACTAGGTTCATTCACAAAAACCTACTGTATAATTGCAATAACTAATACAACTGCAACAATAATTACCATTTCTTTATGGTCTATCCAGTAGTGCATAGCTTGAGCTTTAATTTTATCAATCATATTTATCTCCTATAACTTCTACTATAAGATATTACTTACCCTGTCCACGATTTTTTGATTTACCTTTATGAAGTTTTTTAGACTTATTCATAGAAGATAGTTTAGGTCGTCTACCTATAGAGGTTTTTTTTGGTATTCTTTCGTGGGGTTGATCTGCTACGTTGAACTTTACTCTTGCCATTTTTTCCTGTTTGTTGTGATAATAAACTTGTTTTCTTATTATACTGACTAACAGATGCTGTCATTATATTTCTACTCATTTTGGTTTTCTCATAATATCAGCACCCTTTAATCCGTAAATTGCAGATACGACACCAATAAAAATTGCTTGATACCAATAAGGAAGCTGTTTAAAATACTCAAAAAATAAATCTAGTTTAATACGAATTTCCGGATCGTCAGAAAAAATACTCCAGACCAGTAACAAAATAGGAAGAGATACAAGCAATAAAACAAACTCATCTTTCCAGCCATTATCATTGCTCTCAATAACTTTCGCTTTATATTCCAATTCACCATTTGCCATTTTTTCTGCATGACTTGCTTGTGCTGAAGCAATGTTCATACGAGTTTCTTGTTTCTTTTTATATATGTGACTACCAGCGTTCATAGCTAATTTTATTGCACTAATCCACATTATTCTTTTACCTCACCATTTTTCCATTTCATTTCCGGTAAACCATTATCAAATTTTTTACCATCATAAGTTAGAACTTGTTTTCTATTGTTACCTTTTTCATTATAACTTATATGAACCCAACCACCAGCATTATCATCTGGATTATAAAATTCTAATATAAGCTGGTCAAAATCTACATTATTTTGTAACCAATAAGCTATTTTAATATTAGGTACACCAGCAATTTCAAAGTCTACTGCTTGACCTTTTGCGTGTTGTGATGTTTTTTTTGAACCTATTGCTTCACATAATTCTTCTGAACGATAGCCAGATGTAATAGTTATAGGTTTATCAAACTTAGCTCTAACTGGCTCAAGTATTTCATAACAAAGATTCTCTAAATTTTTTATATCTCCTGCTCCTGCATCATTATTAATACCCTTACGAGTAGCTGTCATTGACTTAGTAAATTCTTCTAATTTAAAATGCTTACTTAGATTCACAAAGATACCCTCCTACTGGTTGTTTGTTATGAAAACTTTGAATCCAAATTTGACCATTACCATTTTCATAGTTTGGATTTTTAACGTAGTATACTAGCTTATCATGTAGTTGAGAACAACTCATTCCTACTGGTACTTCAAAAGGTTTTAATTCAAAAGAAGTTGGGGATGTTAAAATTATTAATGTTAATATAAGTTTCATTCGTATATGATTTTTACTTTTAATTTTTTTTGTTCTGGAGTTGTGGCTCTATGTATAAGGCTGCCGATTCTTTTTCTTTCATAACCATCATTACCTATGTAATCTCTTTTTCTATAATTTTTAGACTTAACATCATAGCCTTGATATTCTCCAGTTGTAAGGTCTAATGTTACTATATCTACTGGTCCATTACCACCTAAAGGTGTGAATACTATCATGTTGGGATTGTCAGCTAGACGTAATTGTACTCTCAATTCCTGTGTTAAACCAGCTATATTTGTTTTTCTATTAGCCATCCATGTTAAAGAAACCGACTAAAGCACCTATAACACCACCAATAATAATTAAAAGATTGATAGCACCTTTGCCTTTTGACATATCGCTTCTTAATTCTTTAATTTCTTTTTTCATTTCATCTATTGATTTTATTAACTGAGACATTCTTTCACTACAAATTTTTTCGTGTGATGTTAATCTAATACCATTATGATCTTCCATATTGGAATTAGATTTTTTAGCCATTTATCTTGCTGTTGCAGGAGTATTATTAGTTCCAACTAGGCTTTGACCAAATGCCATGTAAATATATGTTAATCCACTACCATTTGTTCCTGCATCTGTGTTTCTCATTTTAAAACCATTTGATAAAATATCTATAGCACCATTACCTCCACTAGTTTGCTCTACTCCAGTCGTATCGGCTAATAATGTATTTTGACCAAGATTAAATGAACTTCTTTTATTATCAAATATACTCCAACTACGAGAACCATTACTACTACATTTAACCATAACAAAAGATGGTTTAAATCCTGTATAAGCAAATGTGCCATTAGCATTTCCATTACCTTTGTAGAATCCCATTTTAGAATAACCTTTAACATCTGCATACGCATAGCAAATATAATCATCGCCTGATGTATTAACAGTTGAACTTGTACCAATACTAAATACTGAAGAAGTTGGACTAGTGTTGTTAAAATATGACCCACCTCCCTCTGATCCAGAATTAGTATTTAAAACTAATCTACTTTCTTCATTAACACTAGACGTATAAACTGTCCAAAGTTGACCACTACCACCCCCTGTAATTCTTTTTATAAATATCATCGTTGGAACAACACCTAATCCATGACCGACAGTAGCATTACTTCCTGTACCTGTATATCTTGATATTGAAAATTTTGAAGTTGTATTAACTGATGTGTAAGTAGTATTAATAGAACCATTAGTATTTGAAGAACCTTGACCATTTGCTTTCCAATTCCAAGCTACTAATGTTTGATTAGTCATATTAGTTCCATTATCTGTTCCAACAGTAAAACCATCACTTCCAAAAGCTGTAAGACTATTACTATAATTAGTCTGTTCATTAGGTGAATC